CTCGAATCGACTAGAGTAGCAGTCTGGTCTTACCTACAGTTGGAGTCATCAATGGATAAGAAAACGCCTGATCTGCACATCATTGAAGGGGGTAAAACATCCCAAGTATCTGATAACAGTGATACCCCTCTTATGTCAGGTTTGATGGAAATGATGGGGGGTGCATCTGATAACAGTGGTTTAGAAATGCGGAAACAAGAGCGCCCAGAAGTCGTTCAAAGGGATCCAAATGAGGTTCAAAACCTACCAGTTTTTGGGTACAAGATGAAGACCATTGTTGAAACTGATGAGGACGGCAAAGACGTTCTTAAAGATGTTCCAGTTGTTAACAGCCAACAAACTTCTCTTCGTCAATGCGACTCTTGCTTTGTAGCAGCCAATTGCCCAGCGTTTAAACCGCAAAATACTTGCGCTTTTAATCTTCCAGTAGAGGTAAAAACCAAGGATCAACTGAAGTCTTTACTTACTGCAATTATTGAAATGCAAGGCCAAAGAGTGGCTTTTATGCGATTTGCAGAGGAAATGAACGGTGGGTACGCAGATCCAAACGTATCACAGGAGATCGACCGCCTCTTTAAATTAATTGGCAACTTAAACGAGATGGACTCCAACAAAGAGTTTATTCAGATCACTGCAAGTCGTCAATCATCTGGTGGAGTTCTCTCTGCAATCTTTGGCGATCGTGCTCAAGCCCTTAGAGAGTTACCTGAAACTCTAAGAGAAGATACTGTGACTAAGATTATTCAACAATCTATTGAAGATTAGTTTGATCTGATAACAGCACCACAAGAGTTATGAAACAGGGTTCACGCTGTGCTAGGCTCCCAGAGCACTCAACCTTATTGACATATACACGATACGGTTTTAAGCGTAATACTAAGCAACCCATTGAGGGGTATTTAGACATTTAGAGAAATGGTAGGGGTTATGTCGTTATTTTCATTTAAGTTAGCCGAAGAGTTTGTGGCTCCGTATCGGGCAAAGAAGGCTCCGTTTGGTTATCAAGATGCAGCAGGAAACTCAGTTGGTGAGATCACTTTCTTGCGTACCTATTCACGCCTTAAAGCAGATGGTACGAAAGAAACTTGGGTAGATGTATGTGAGCGTGTCATCAACGGGATGTACTCACTACAAAAAGATCACGCCAAGACTGCTCGACTTCCGTGGTCAGATGCTAAGGCTGCATCATCTGCTAAAGAAGCATTTGATCGCTTATGGAACTTAAAGTGGACACCACCAGGTCGTGGGCTGTGGGTTATGGGCACTCCCATTGTGAACGTTCAACGTAACTCCGCAGCACTTCAAAACTGTGCTTTTGTATCAACAGGATCTATGACCAAGACTGACCCAGCCAAGTCCTTTGCTTTCCTTATGGAAGCATCAATGCTTGGAGTAGGCGTTGGCTTTGACGATAAAGGCGCCGATAAAGAATTCACAATCTACGCACCACAAGGAGAAACACCCTATGTCATCCCCGATACCAGAGAAGGTTGGGTTGAGTCCACAGCCACCCTCATCAATTCCTACCTCAAGCCAGATAGCAAGACTCCAGTATTTGATTACCAAGAGATCCGCTCAGCAGGTGAGCCAATCAAAACGTTTGGCGGAACAGCAGCAGGGGCAGACCCACTAGTCAAACTCCACGAGTATGTAACTAACCTGTTGCACGGCCGTGCAGGGGAGTTACTTACTCGACGAGATATCGCTGACATCGGCAATATGATCGGTGTTTGCGTAGTTTCAGGAAACGTCCGTCGTTCAGCCGAACTTCTTATTGGACGCATTGAGGACGAGGAGTTCCTTAACCTTAAGAACTACGAAAAGTACCCAGAACGTATGACTCACGGTTGGATGTCTAACAACTCTGTGGCTGTAAACGTTGGTGATAATTTGAACGCCATAGTTGAAGGCATCAAACTTAACGGTGAGCCAGGGGTTATATGGATGGATATCTCTAAGCAGTATGGTCGCCTTGCTGATCCAATCAACAACAAGGACTGGCGTATTGCTGGGTATAACCCTTGCGCAGAACAATCTCTTGAATCTTACGAGTGTTGTACGTTGGTTGAGACTTACTTAAACCGCCACGACAACTTGGAAGACTTTAAGCGCACACTTAAATTTGCGTACCTTTATGCCAAGACTGTAACTCTTTTACCTACCCACTGGGAAGAGACTAACGCAATTATGCAACGCAACCGTCGTATTGGAACTTCAATCTCTGGTGTTGCAAATTTTGCAGACAACAAGGGTCTACCAGTTCTTCGTACATGGATGGATGAGGGGTACAAGACTATAAAGGCTTACGACACCTCATACTCAGAGTGGCTTGGTATTCGTGAGTCAATCAAGATGACCACAGTCAAACCATCAGGAACAGTTTCAATTCTTGCTGGAGAATCTCCAGGAGTTCACTGGACTGTAGGCGGAAAGTACTTCAATCGTGCTATTCGCTTTGCAAATAACGATCCAATGCTTCCACTCTTTAAACTTGCTAACTACAGAGTAGAACCTGCTAGTGAGTCTCCTGATACGACTTCGGTTGTCTTCTTCCCAATTAAATCAGAGGCAAAGAGAAGTGAGAAGGATGTAAGTATTTACGAGAAGATGGCACTTGCTGCTACTGCTCAACGCTACTGGTCAGATAACTCAGTCTCAGTAACCATCTCATTTGATCCAGAAACAGAGTCCTCGGCTATTGGTACGGCTTTGCATATGTACGATGGTCAACTTAAGACTGTCTCATTCTTGCCTAGTGGTAACCATGTCTATCCTCAAATGCCTTACACACAGATCACAGCAGAAGAGTATGAAGAAAAGGGCGTGATGCAACTATTCCCAATCGACTTCTCTGGTGTCTATGCTGGTATGGCTGCTGATGCTATTGGTGAGGCTTACTGCACTACTGATGCTTGCGAAGTAAAGTTAATAACTGATAATCAACCTAAATAATCTAGCAATACAAAGCGAAAGCCCTGCCTTTTGGTGGGGCTTTTGCTATTGCTTACTCTTTTGCTTGCTCTCGTGAATTAAACGCGCACATACGAGACTCGCTTAAGTGACTTTCAATTCTTTTTTTAACATCGTTAGAATCTGACATCTTTCTAACATTTGTTGAGTTGATGAACTCCCACACTACTGTCTCTAGTTTCTGATTGCAGTCAGGGCAAGGCAATACAAGGTTTTTTCTTGTAGTCTTTTTGTCTTCGTAAGTCTCAATTCTCCAGCCCAATACAACTAACTTTGTCCAAAAGATTTTTTCTATCTCAGTATTAGTAAGAGGTGTCTCTCTCCAAGGCTTACTATCATCGAAGGGCAACTCTTCTTGCTGCCACATCTCACGCTTCTGGTGTGGCTTTGGGTATGACTTGCTAACTTGCTTGTGCTTCTCGTATGGCTTGTTAAACTGCTCTTGCTTCTGGTATGGCTTTGCCTTCTGGTTATCCATTGAGTGATCTGACTGCCAGTCATGCATACTGCTTTTAATCATTTTGCTCCCCTAACTAACTAACTAACTACGTACCTGGCGGCCGCTAGTTACTTCGAAGATAGCCCCGCCATTTCTGACGGGGCTTCTCCTATTGCTTACTCTGTCTTTCCTAGTGCTTTTGCTTTCGCTTTTGCTAGTGCTTTTGCATGGGCTTCAGGGAACTGCTTCAGCCACTTTTTAACTACAGGGTTGCTGATGCCTTTCCATGCCTTCCAGTTCTTACCTTCATCGGTCATGTAGTACGCGATTTGGGCATTCACCACAGGGTTAAACAGTTGGGCGTTGTACTCCAAACTGAACTTTTCCCTTCGTGTTTCTCCCAAGGAATCAACCATGTTAATCTGAAACAACCCGAATGAGTTGTCTCCTGTATCTCGGTTGCCGTTGTGGGAGAGAGGGTTTCCTCTTGATTCCTTCATAGCGATAGCCCACGCATAGCGTAAGGCTTGTCCTTTGAAACCAATAGCGTGAAGCAGATCGACTAACTGCGTTTGAGTTAGTTTGTCTGCGTTCTCGTACTTGGATAAGGCTCGCTCTTGGTATTGCTTTTGGTCTTGCTTCTGCTTGATCTGTGCTTCGGCTTGCGTAGGGCTGAGGGCTGGTGGCAGTACCACTATCCCACTTGCTACGAAGATCGCCGTAAATAGCGATCCGAATACGATCTTGCCTCTTCTTGTTAGTTTCATCATCACTCCAAAAAGTCATTGACACTTTCTGATGCCTTTGACTGGTTGTGACGAAGGCGATGTAGGTATCGCTCTGTCGTCTTTATCGACTGATGCCCCAAGCGTTCCTTGACCTCATGCACATCTACCCCACTTTTTAGAAGTTGAGTAGCATTAGCGTGTCTGAGATCATGGGTTCTAGGACTCCAACCGATGCCTGACTTGGCTATTGCCTTGTTCCATGTAGTTCTCCATACATCTCGTGGTAGGTGACTCGTATGGTCGATGAATCGCTGTTGCTTTTGGTATGGCTTTGTCTTTTGCCTGTGCTTTCGCACCGACTCTCTACAAGCCTCACATCGGCAACGCCCATGTGTATAGGCGTACAGCGTTCCATGCTGGAACAGTTTTCCGTCTTGGGCGAATGGTCGCTTAGACATCTCTCCACGAGAACTACTAATTTTACTCGGCTCTGTCACGAGTAACCTTGAGAACAGCAAGTCATCTTTTGATAGGGCTTTTGCTATGACATAGCCCTTAATCTCCTGTAATAGGGCTTTAGACAGCATTAAACTGCGCTTATGACCCGACTTTGTGGCTTCTACGACTAGAAACCTGCTGGTATGGCTTGACCCTAGATCGCTGACTCGCCTTTGAACATAGACTTCGCCTGTCTTTAGGTTGATGTCCTTGACCCTGATCTCGGTGGCTTCCCCGAATCGGCAACCTGATGCGACTAAGAATCGGGCGAATAACTGAGCCCCTTCGGTCGGTAGATGCTGAATGATCGCCTTAAACTCTTCGGGCTCTACAACATTCGAGATGTCCGAATACTTCGCCTTAATACGAATCCCATGAGTAGGGTTCTGAGTTAATTCTCCTGTATCGACTAACTGGGAGAAGGCAGACCCTAGTGATGCCTTGATCTGATTGAGGGTGGCTGAACCGACTCCCTCTGATCTCAGGGCTTGAAGTAACTTTTGAATAGTACGGGTATCGATCGAAGTTACTTTGCGATCTCCGAGAGTGGGCAGGACATACCGATCGATGATCGACCGATAGCCCTTGCGAGTGATCGGCATGAGATCGGCGGTGGGAAGCCATGAATCGATGTAGGTTGATAGGGTAAATACAGCCCTAGAAGGCTCGCTGACACCCGATGCCTCTGCTTTTGAGGCGTGGTACATGGCATCGATCTCCGAGCCCCATGTACCTGCTGAGAGGCGTTTACCGCCCTTTCGGTAATAGCCTGTAAACCTATCTCCACGCTTTACGACATAAGCCATGATCTTCCCCTCTCATGTTACTGGTGAGTAATGTTACTGATGAGTAACTTTGATGTCAAAAAAAAGCCCCTAGCCCGATCAAGGGCTAGGGGTCAATAGTGACTAAGGGCTTAGGGAATCTGCTTATGTGCGCCTGTAGTAACTCCTAATCGCCCCAGATCAGGGCTGAGAGTTAGTTATGGAAAGAGAATCTCTTCCCAATCCGAATCATCGAGATTGTAGAGATCAGTTGGCAGAACCTTCCAGCGATCATCGATCGCAATAAAGTCCTCACCAATAAACCAATCAACATCAACGCCCCACTTACCAATAAATACTTTGGCGGTGTAAACATTTCCGTTCATTGGAAACTCAATAACATGATCTGTTGCTGAGGTTTGACTACTGATTACATTTGCAACCATAGGTTAGTTCTCCGTTTCTATTTGTGTTGTTCGATAAGAGTTCCACTCATCGATTGTTGTTTGCTTCCATAGCGGTCGATTGCCGATCATGTGATCGGGTTCGGGAAGGGTGTTGCGCTTTCGATAGGTGTAGATCGTATTGATCTTTAACCCTGTTTGTTGCGCGATGTCGGTAGTAGTAAGCCAGTCCTTCAATTCGAGTCACCAGTTTCTTGTTGATCTTGATCAGTAATCACCTCATTAATTGTGTTCTGAATACATTCATCGATCACTTCCCACAGATTATCGTCAGAAGTAATCCACTCTCTGATCTTTAACCATTCATCATCAGTAAGCACTCTCCTAACTAATTGATCTGCCTCTTCACGATTGAATAGCACTATGTCATTTGGATTTATCATTTAATTACTCGTTTCTGAGATGTCGTTGAATTGCCAGTTGTTGTGTGTCAGTACAAGAGAATGAAATCTCTCTTGCCCTAGTTTGATTCCTTCATCGGGTGTATCTGCTTCTACCTGAACAGTTAGAAGATCGCTTGCATAACCTTGATCCATAGTTTCGAAATGCACATTCCACCACTTAGTCATTGTTCATCTCGTTATCGTGATCGATGATGATTACTTCGATGTCACTAGGGCATCGCACAACCTCTGCAACGCCACCATTGACCTCTATTACTACCTGATTCTTTGCATACATAACTACAACGACCTTTCTTGAATGTTGAGTGCATGATGATCGCACAAGATACTTCCCTGATCATCACCTCTTGCATACCCCTCATACTTACAGATTTCGCAAGTGTGAACAGAACAACGATACTTTCCGTCAGTACCAATCTTTAATTCTTCGGGAGTATCCCAACCACAGAAATCGCACTCCAATCGTTTGCCGTCTAGTTTTTGATTTTCTAGCAAGCGTTCAAGTCGTGCAATCTTTCTTTCTAATTCAAGATTAGTAAGAGTAGTTCCATGTTCTTTGGGAGGTTTAATTCCTAACTTCTCACACTCTTCTACAAGTGTTTCTCGATACTCCTGTGCATAACGCAGAGATAGTCGTTGCTTTGCACGAGAGACTGCTTTGTTACGAAGTTTTTTATCTTGTTTGCTTAGTTCCATTTAGTACTCTCCAATCACAGATACATACTGACGATACTTTTTCTTTTCTCTACGGCGCAGTAATTGTCTTTCATGATCTGTTAGACCACCAAAGATTCCGTACTGCACTCCGTTTTCTGTTGCGAATGTCAGACACTTATTTTTTGTGACTGCATCACATTGACCACAAATTAATTTTGCTTCCCGAATCTTTTCATACTCTGTCGGGTCAGGAAAGAATAATTCAGGGTCTACACCTTGTTGACATGGTGCATTCGTGATCTCAGTTTTCATTGTTACTCCGATCGTTGAAATCATCAGGATTTTCTATTACATACTTAACGAATGAGTCCATGACATCAGTTAAATCTTCGGGTTCTAAGTCTGCATACTTCAAGAGAATCTCGATCATGTGCAGGAATCCCCAAATAAGCATTTCAGGTTCGATCTCTTTATCTTTCATGATCGTATTGAGATGTGCATTGGCTAGATACTCCTTGATCTCTTGGGGCAGACTATCTTTGCGATCAGAATCAACCTTGAATCCACGAACGATCTTTAGAAACTCGTTAGCGATCTTAATCGATTTGATGAGATCAGTTTGGTGTGATGATAGTTCAGTCATTTATTTTCTCCTTTCATTATTTTGAGGTAGTTGCTTTCTAGTTGACGAATTAGTTTACGAGTTGTACCGAATTGATCAGCAACGCTCTGCAACGATTTGCCATGTACAAATCGCGCATTGAGTATCAGATTCTTTTCTTCTACTGTAAATAGTGATGCATTTTCCATGTTGTATTCCTCTCTAAGTTAGTGAAATCAAGTAGGGGCAGGTACGACTACGCCGTAACTATCGAATGCGATCATGATCGCCCTTCGCAGGTAAGGAGGGAGAGAATGAACAAACTCTCCATAACCCTGCGTTGACCCCTACTTGATAAAGTTACTTTGTAATTGTTTTTTGAACGCAGTTAAAGCAGAACCAAATAACAGGTTGCTTGCTTGAGTCGGTTATGTATTTGCCTGATGAAGTAAGTTCGTCATTACCACAATCATCGCAATTAGTTAGTTCGTGGGCTTCTACCCTACGAACGATCTGTGCGTATCCCATTAGTCATCTCCTAAGAATAGTGAGCCGTCTGATGCAGTTCGCACCACACGACTTTCAGGTAGTGCAGGTACAAGATCATCGATTGTGTCGTTGATTTGTCCGATACAGACATCGAGTGCATCTTCACAGGCGTTGAATGCCTTATCAAGATCACGACCTTCAAAGTCTGTCGAATCCCACCAAGTAACTACCAGTTGTTCATCGAGTGCATTCCCATAGGTGCGTTGCAGAATCTCGATCGTCTCTTTAACTGTTGTGATCATTTAATTACCTTCCTCTACACACTCACAGGGTTGATCAGGATTAAAGTCGCAGTAGTAGCAACCACCTTTTTCACCACAAGTGGTGCAGTAATACTCGAATTGAATCTCATCACAGCACCGCATTAATACTGTGTTGGAATCAATGTCTACTTTCCAATACTTACTTTCAGCAGTCATTTATTTTCTCCAATCACTTCATCGATCATCGTTGTACATGAGCCATAGCCCAACCAGTTGCCACCCTTGCCCACATAGCAGACATCACGAGTTGCATAAGTAAATAGCGATACCAAGATCAATGCAGGAACAATGATCAGCACTATCCAACCTCTAGTAGTTAAGTTTGTTGTATTCACGATCAAACACTCCTTTCCATAGCCATTTTGTATCTCCATGAGTTTATTTCTTTGTGCGTTTTAATTCTGTGGCAAGTTGAACACCTAATTACGCACTTTTTGATCTCTTTTTTAATTAGATCAAGAAGTATGTTGTTGTTAAGCGCATTCCCAATGTCAAACTTTTTACTGTGAGTATGGTCAAACTCCAAAGCCAACACATCGGTTTCACCACAATCAATGCAGGGGTGTTTAAGAAGGTAGTTAAATACAAACTCTCTTGCTTCTTTATTTCTATCCCTGTTTTGCATTCGTGAACGAATAGATACGCAAGGTTTACACGCGCTTTCGTATCCTTGATTACCGCTTTCAAACATTTTTTCTTGATAACTTTTTACTGACTTAATCTTTTTACAAGTTCCACATCTGCGTTTTCCTTGCGCCAAGAGATCAGATTTCTCTTTCATTCTTTTAGCACTTCCTTTGCGATGTACTGAGAAGCACTTCTTACATCTAGCCCTCAATCCGTATAGACCGCTTTTATGTTTATTA